TAAGATATGTCTAAAATAAAAAAGTTAATGTCGCAGTATGCAGAATTAAAAAAATCAGATCCACGTTATTGGCACGCGCGAGGAATGACGTGGGGTCATCCAGCAGGACTAAACGTAAATGTGCAAAATGTTAAAGCCCAAGGAGTTGGAGCTGATGTGTCTGAATATCTTACTAAAAATCCTAAAGCATTGACGCGTTATGATCCAGAAATAGGACCATTAAACACATCAAAAGATTTTAGGGACATGGTAATAATGGAAAGCATTAGTAATCCAAACATTCCTGTCACGCGTAAAGGTCTCAGCAAAATGAGTGATATTTATAAGGAGGCTGGAATACGATCCATTATGCCTTCTCCTACAGGAAAGAAAATGATCTTAGGGAAACATGACATAGAACAACAAATAGATTATTTAACAAAATTAATGAATAAAGGTGAAATTCCTTTTCAAGGATTAGATCAAGAAACAGTATTAAGAATATTGACTGGATATAATAAAGGCGGCGTGGTTGATAGTTTTATGGGTGGTGGAATTGCACGCCTTGGAATTAAAGCGTTAGAGCGTCTTGCAAAGAAAATGCCAGAAGAAGATTTTTTAAGATTAACAGAAACACTATGGAGTGGTGTTGATCCTAAAAAATCTGGGCGCTACCGTGCGTGGGCCAAGAACCGTTGGTCTCCAGGATACAAGTGGCCTTATGAGAGATCCAGGATTCGTGGCCGGGATATAGAAAAGTCACACTTTGCGTCGCTATCCCCAGCAGCAAAGGAGGCTTTGCGAAAAAGATTTGACAAACAGATTGCTGAATACATAGCAAGGAAGAAAGACTAATGGTTGTAAATCTTACAAGACGCGCTTTGTTAAAAGGCATTGGAGCACTTGCAAGTTCAACAGTACTTCCGAAAGGAGTTACTAATCTCGCTACAAAAGAAGCTGTCAAGAAAATACCTTACGCACCGCCGTGGGTTGGTTCAATGATTAATACACTACAACGTGCTCCTCTACATGGTGAAGTTCCTTTTGCTCAACTTGCTAATAAAACAGCTATTTCTAAAATGGGATCAACTACCAAAAAAATATATGGTGGTAAAACAGCAAAGGAGACTCATTTTAAAGTTAAACCTGCTGCTAATGTAGCGGCACATGCTCCGGAAGATAGGATATATAGACAGACTGATTGGGATGATATTATTTTAACCGAGGAACCAGGACAAACTTCCATAACCTGGAAAAACAAGAATTATGACCACGGTAATGACCAACATATAGTCATAGATCATAAAAACAAAGAGACACGTTTTGTTGATGATAACTGGCATATGGAAGCTGGGGGTGAAGATATTGCTAAAGATGACTGGATTGAATACTCTATGACTACAAATAAAAAACAACTTGAAAAAGAACTTGGGGTAATGAAAGGTGACGTGGATGACATGATGGTGGATTACCAATCTGTCAATCCTATGGATGAACATTATGCGGAAACCTTTCAGAGTTATGTTGATTCTTTTTCTCCTTCTGGTAATATGTTCGGTACAGTTGAAAGGGCACAATTAAAGCTTCAAAAGGAGCAGTTAAGAAAACTGGAAAAAATAGAGACAGATAAGTACTATAGAGATATTGAGGAGAAACGAATGGCGGAATGGGAAGAACAATTCCGTGGAGGATTTGGAACGCATGGTTTTAACAAAGGGGGATTTGTGGATTACGGAAAAATGAAAGATGTAGTACCACCACTAGACGGCTACGCAGCTGGGGGTGTTGGAAAACTTGTTATTAAGAAAGCACCGAAAGTTATAGAAAAGCTTCGTGAGTTTGCACCACAGATTACTGGAAAAGTAAATCCTAAACCTTTTACAGTTTTTGATAACGCAGGATTGCCAGTAAAAGATTTTAAAACATACGATGATGCAATGAAATTTGCTCAAGAAGATCCAAATATGTTGTCTGTTGGCAAGACCCCTAAACCAGATGCGTCTACAGACACACCAGCAATGTTTTTCCGTTCGCGTGAAGAAATTATACAAGGTCCACCAATCATGACAGGACAGCAATGGATGCAGTTCTTAAAAAAACGTGGTGTGCGTGACGCGGAAATGATGGACACTTCACTTGGGCCGTGGCTTAGTGCTAATACAACAAATAAAATTTCAAAGAATGATCTTATTAATAAGTTTGATGAAATCGTCCCTGACTTCGATGTACAAGTAACAGGTAGAGATTTTAGAGATGCACTTAACATTTCTCAATCATTAAAAAGTGTGGATCCAAGTGTCTTCTCTCCTGAAGCAGGAAAAATTATTCGTTTCTTACAAGCACAAACAAGTAATATCACTGATGATAAGGCTGGTTTAGCCGCATTAAAAAATTTAGATGATCTTTTTGAGAATGCTTACGGAATTAAGAATGTAACTAAAGAAGGAATTCCAGCTAATAATGTTTCTGTTCCTTATGAAATAAAACAAGTAATGACGGACGTATTAGCTAAAACAAGACAACGTGGTGTTGGTATGGAGGGTTCAGCTTTTGTTGGTTCTCCTTCACATTCAAGTTCACAAGTATTTGGAAGCACGTCTGGTAAGAATTACCGTGAATTTTTATTTGGATGGAAACCAAAAGGTCCACGTAAAAATGAACCTGTATATGATTATGCTCATTCGTTTGGTTCAGCAAAAGGACAAAACGCTTTTATGCATGCACGTGTAAGTGACCGCGTGGATGAATACGGAAATAAATTATTATTTGTAGAAGAGTTTCAATCAGATATGCACCAACCTATTTCATCAGCTATTCGTGCAGCAGATAAAGCAGGAAAGAAAGTTGGAAAAGAAGGAAAGTATTTTCCGCGTTTAGATGTTGCAGTGGCAAAATCTAATCAAGCAAACTTGGAACAAATGGCTAACATACAACGACAAATAGATCGTTTACTGGAGACTAATCCACGTTCACCAAAACTAGCAAAACTTTATGAACAAAAAGATATGATTAGAGGTATTGAAGCAGATAAAGCTTCAAACTTAGGAAAGAATACAAGTAATATTCCTGAAGGTCCATTTAAAGATTCACAAGATTATATGGAATTTGCAATTAAGTACTTGCTGAGAGTGGCAAAAGATGGTAATTACGATGGCGTGGCTTTTTCGACACCAACGATTAAGAACTTACATTTAGGTCCTGGAAACAGGGATTATCAAGGTAACTTAATTGCGTATGGTCCGATATTAAAAAATGCTATTCGTAAGGCTAAAGCAAAAAGTGGGGCAAATTTAGTTGAAACAAGCATTGCGGGACCAAAACGTGAAACAGGAAGATGGGGCGAAGATCAATCTTACTTTGGTGTTCCAGCGTTGATGTTGAAAGGAAACAAAAAGGCACTGGAGAAAATAAGCAAGGGTCTTCCGGCGTATAAGGAAGGTGGTTTGACAAAAACTATCGCGCCAGAAAAAGGACCTTCACCGTATGGCATTATGAAAGATGTCGTGCCAGGACTATAGGGGAGATAGATGGCAAAAAAGAATCAAAATAATAATATTGATAAAGCTTTAGAAGCATTGCAAGGCGCTTTGGATATTGAACCAGTAGGTCAAGAAGTTCAATTACCTGAACAAGTTGTAGAGTTTGAACCAGATGTAGAATTAACAGAAATGCAAGATGGAGGTGCAGAGGTCAACTTTGATCCTAACGCACCAATAGATCAATCACAGATTCCATTTGATGCAAATTTAGCAGAGTATATAGAAGAAAAAGATTCCCGTAAGTTCGCTAATGATCTTGTGGGAGCATTCGAAGCGGATAAAGAGTCTAGAAAAGACTGGGAAGATACCTATGTCAAAGGACTTGATATGTTAGGTTTTAAATATGAAGACCGAACACAACCGTTCGAAGGTGCATCAGGGGTCGTACATCCTTTATTAGCTGAATCTGTTACGCAGTTTCAAGCCCAAGCTTATAAGGAACTCCTCCCCCCAAGCGGCCCCGTACGCACTCAAATAGTAGGCGCAATTACACCTGAAGTACAAGATCAGGCAGAACGTGTCAAAGATTACATGAATTATCAGATTACAACAGTTATGAAAGAATTCGATCCTGAAATGGATCAAATGCTTTTCTATTTACCATTATCCGGTTCCTCATTTAAAAAAGTTTATTTCTGTCCAATTATGAAACGTGCTGTTTCTAAATTTGTTACAGGTGAAGATCTTGTTGTTAATTATATGGCAACTGATTTAGAGACAGCTGATCGTATT